AAAGAGTTCAACATCGACCCAGCAGACGCGCAGGCCGCGGCGTGGGCAGGAGCGGGCGACATCACCGGCTTGAAATCTCCGGCGATGAAGACGTTCCCGCAGCTCTTCAATGAGCGTGTTCTGTACACCGCGAAGATGCGCGGCGAGGATCCGGCAGACACGCTCGGCATGATGATCCGCCGCGAGAAGCCGCTGCTCGGTCTCGGCGCTGCCGTGCCGATCGGCGCCGGCCTGCTCGACCAGGAGATGGACCCCGGCTATTGATCTGGGGTCTGTCTTAATTCATCCTTCCCAAGCGGGTCGAGTTCTCTCCCCGCAGCGTGGCTCTCCAGCACGCTTAGGGGCCTGTGGCGGGTTTTCCTCTCTCCTCCCGACGCCACAGGCCCCGACCCCTTTTGGGCCATCCTGCTTATAAAAAGATTTGTGCCTAGCGCAAACGACGCTTATGGTGGGTCGCATCAAAGGAGAGACACATGGAACTACGCGTCCCACATATTCTTTGGATCTGCCTCTTCTGGTCGATCGTGATGATGTTCGTGGCGGAGAACTTCCTGCCATGACGAAGGCGATCGACATCAAGCGCAACGACGACGGCACCTGGACCGTCTACTACTTCGGCAAAGAGGCCGGCTATATCGAGCCGATCCGCTACAGCAAGCACGACAAGGGCTACCGCGCTGTCAGCGTTCACGGTCGGCTCGACCACACCTACACCCTCGAGGGTGCCAAGCAATTCGTGATTGAGAACTACGGATGACCAACTGGGCAGAACACTACAAGGCGGTCCGCGAGCGTCTGAACAAGAAGCCGCAGATCACCAAGATCAAGCCGCCGAAGCACGTCGACGACTACGTCATGCCGGCGCCAGCTCCGGAAGTTTCGGAGACCGTCGAGCAAACCCGATCGAAACGTCTTAAAGGGTGTCCGCTCTCGTCGCGTCGGCAGGCGATCGTCCTGCCGATCCTCGAAGAGTTCGACATGACATGGGAACAGCTGTGGGAAAAAGACCGAACCGCAAAAATGCACCCGCCGCGGCGCAAGGTGTGGCTGAAGCTGTGGGAAGACGGCATGTCAATGAACCAGATCGCGTACTACACGCGTCGAGATCACACGACGGTCCTGTGGGGCCTGCGGATGATCAAGAAGGAGCAATCAAAGGAGAAGGTGGAATGCACTACCGGGACACGCTGAAGAGGGCGCTCGAGGTCATGGACGAGCGTCAAAAAAAGTACAGCACGCCGGAGGTCAACTTCGCGCGCATCGCGTCGCTCGCGTCGATCATGCTCAACCGCAACGTGACGCCATACGAAGTGTCGATGATCCAGCTCTGCACAAAGCTCGGCAGGCACATCGAGACGCCGGCCTACGAAGACAACGTGTTGGACGGCGTCAACTACCTGGCCTTCGTCGGCACGTTCGCCGGCCAGCACTTCGACGGCTTGTCTGAGATGCGGCGCCAGGAAGTCATTGCCGGCATGGAAGAGGCGCTGCGTATGGAGCAAGCGATCCGCAACAAGCCGGTGCTGACGGAAGCTGAACTTGAGGAGGTCGCCCGTGGCGCAGTCTCTAGTTGAACGTCTCGAGTTCACGGCGAAGACATCGCAGGATCCTGTCGACGCCCAGGCGCTGCGTGATGCTGCCGAGGCAATCGAGCTGTGCATTCGATCGCTGTCGTTCTACCAGTGCGGCTGCAGCCTGCCTTGCACTGAGGACCAGTACAAAGACAGTCCCTGCGGCATGCGCGCCAAGCGCACGATCAAGGCGTTGAACGATGGCCGATCAAGGCTTTGACGCCAACCTGATCCTTGATCAAGACGTTGGCGTTCGCGCCGCGCAGATTGCTGACGCCGTGATGACGATCGCCGAACGGATCAGCGAAGAAACAGACACACCGGCCTGCGGGGTCTTCCAAGAGATCATCAAGGCCGCTGTCGGAAGCATGCACTTTCACGGTCACGGGGAATGTGCAGACGCACTGCTGAAGGCGGTTCTCGTCATTAGCGAAATGCCAGACGATACGACCATCAACTAGGAGAGAGACGATGCGTAAATTACTGACTGCAATCGGCCTGTCGGTGTTCCTGCTGACGCCGACGATCGCCGTGGCTTGCTCGACGACGACATACTTCGTCAACGGCAAGGTGATCGTGTGCGTGACGTGCTGCAACAACGGCAGCAACTGCTCGACCGTGTGTTCGTGAGGTCGAGATGCTGAACAACTTTCACGATTGGTTCAACAGCGCGAAGCGCGGCGCCAAGTTCACCTACCACACGGGCGACCTGGCATTCGATCGGTATGTGCCTCTCGCAAAAACTCCGACGCCGGAGAAGCGAGAACTCAACATGCTCGCCGATATGGCATACGAGCTTTATCTGCAGAGCGAGATCCTGCTGATACAGCAGCGCCAGGAGAAGAACATCTACAAGTACATCGCGGTGAAGAGGTAGGACGATGGACAGAGAGAAGCACGCGTTCTTTACCGCCGTGCAGCGCATGGAGCGCGAGAGCAAAGAGCGGCGCAAGAAAGACATCGAAGCGCACAAGCGGCACATGCTCGCCAGCATGACCGGCGGATGGGGGCGCAATCAGAAGACGCGTCCTACAACTGTGACGCTGCCGAAGTTGTCGTGGGAGGGGAAGGAATGAGCTTCGTGACATGCCCTGAATGTGGCGGGTTAGCTGAAGAAATCAAAACGCGCTTCGGCGTTCGCCACCAGCATTGTGGTCTTTGGTCTTGGAACCGAAAGCCATTGGTTTGCGCCGCAACACATGAGGCTCGAAAAGAGGCGCATCGCATCTTTGATGAGGTTTGGAGGAGCGGTCGCATGAGCCGATCTGAGGCTTATCGCAGCCTATCTGATGCCTTGAACATACCGCGCGAGCATTGCCACATCGCAGAGTTTGATGCGGACCAATGCAAACGAGTTATTGAATACGCAAATGGCTGGCTTTGGAAAGCCCGCGCCGCGCTTGGGGAGGGGAAGGAATGAACGACCTAATCGAGAGCGTTGTTGGATGGGTGCTCGGAGCTACCGGAGTTTTTTTGATTGTCGTTCTCGTTGTTCTCCCGTTTGCTGCCTATCACGGAGCAACCCGTGACGGAGACATGATGCGTCAGTGCATGAACGACGGGAAGCCTGAGTACGAGTGCTACTCAATGATCTACAAGAGGGTTTCTCGATGAACTGCTCATCATGCCGCTACTACCGAGGCACGACGATCGGCTACTGCCACCGCTTCCCGCCTGTGACAAAGGCAGCAGCAACGCACTGGTGCGGAGAGTATGCGGCTGTCGACACACCGAAGGCGCCGACAGACACGACGAAAAAATCACGCGGTAAACTTACATTTAAATCGCCACATGATGATTTTTATGGAGAGAAAAAATGAACTTTACGACAGGCTTGCACACGAACATGCCAGCTCCGGACTATCACGCGATCGACGCACTGTCTGCGAGCGGTGCGAAGCATTTGCTGAGGTCACCCGCGCATTACCTGGCGCAGAAAGAAAGCCCGATGCAGCCGACCGCGGCGATGCGTCTCGGCACGGCAGTCCACACGATGATCCTCGAGCCGGAGAAGGCGGACATCGAGATCGCCAGGGCGCCAAAGGTCGACAAGAGGACGAAGGTCGGCAAGGAAACGATCGAGCTGTTTGAGCGCGAGAACGCCGGCAAGCTGTGTCTCGACGCAGACGTGTACGACAAGGCGGCAGCGATCGCCGACGCCGTGTACAAGCACCCGACAGCGCGCGAGCTGCTGAAGGATGGGCAGTCGGAAGTGTCGATGCTGTGGAAGTCCTACGGCGACACGCCGTGCAAGGCCCGCTTCGACTACTACCGCGGCGACGGCATCGTCGACATCAAGACAACGCAGGACGCGTCGCCCGAAGCATTTGCGCGCAGCATTGCGTCGCTGAAGTACCACATGCAGGCGGCGCACTACCTGCAGGGCTATCGTGAAGTCACGGGCTGGGACGCCGACCACTTCACGTTCATCGCCGTCGAGAACGAGCCGCCCTATGCGATCGGCATCTACCGGCTCGACGAGGCGTCGCTGCAGACCGGACGCATGCTGATGGAGAAGGCCGCAATGGCCTTCCGGACGGCAGCAGATCCCGCCCAGTGGAAAGGCTACCGCCAGGACATTGAGACGATCTCGGTGCCGTCCTGGGCGTTGCTGGACCCCAGCTGGTAAATCGTTGTGGATAAGTCTGCGGGCTGGGCGCACATATTTGCGTCTAGCACGCAAGACGGTTTACCTAGCACAAGCGAAGCAGGGAGGGTCGGCGTGACCACGGAAACCATCGAGACAGCGGACGACGTTGTCGACTTCATCGAACGAGAGCGGGTCAGGCAGGGCCTGTCGCAGCGCAAGCTGTGTGCGGATGCTGGCCTGTCTCACGGCGCCTATTGGTTCGTCAAACACAGCGGCGGCGGCATCCATCTCGACACGGCGCTGCGGCTGCTCGAGGCGGTCGGGGCCAACGTCAGGGTGGAGCGGCAATGATCGTCGGCATCGACCCCGGCGCGTCTGGCGCTGTCGCATTCTTTGATCCCCAGGAAGGCACGCTTGAGATCGTCGACATGCCTGTCATGGAGGTCGAGCGCGGCGGCAAGTCAAAGCGTGAGATCAGCCCGCAGCTGCTGGCGACAGCAATCCGCCACAAGGCGCCGCGCATTGCCTACGTCGAGAAGGTCGGCGCCATGCCAGGGCAGGGCGTCAGCTCGATGTTCCAGTTCGGTCGAGGCGTCGGCATGGTCGAGGGCGTCCTGGCCGCTCTCGCCGTTCATACGTCCTACGTCACACCGCAGCGGTGGCAGAGGGTCGTCGAGGTTCGCGGCGGCAAGGACGGGGCGCGTTTGCGTGCCATCGAGCTGTTCCCGGCATACGCATCTCTCTTTGCGCGCAAGAAAGACGACGGCAGAGCGGATGCCGCTCTCATCGCCTGGTACGGCGCGACGCAGTAATCCCGGCCACGGGGATCAGTGGCATTTTGGTAAAAGGACTATGGACTATGGCTTTAGGGTTCAACACAGAAGGCCGCGGAAGCGGCGACATCCTGCCGATCGTCAAGTTCGACGCAAAGTCCGGCGACTTCATCGCCCGCAAGCGCGAGCAAGGGTCGGACGGCATTTGGGAGAACATCGAGGAAGAGGTCGCGCTGCCGTTCAAGGCCGTCTTCGACTTCGCCAACATTGAGGTCGGCTGGCTGTCGTTCTCGTCGGGCGCTCCCGACTTCCACATGGTCAAGTACGGCGAGCGCATGCCGGCGCAACCGTCGCCCGAACACAAGCAGGCCTTCCGGATCCGGATCTACTCCAAGGCCCTCGGCCTGCGTGAGTTCTCGCACAGCTCTAAGACCATGCTGCGGGCCATCGACGCTCTCCACAATCAATTCCTGGCCGACCAGGCGGCGAACCCCGGCAAGGTTCCCGTCGTCGAGGTCAGCGGCCTCGAGACCGTTAAGGTGAACAGCCCGCAAGGGGAATTGCGTTTCAAGGCGCCGAAGTGGTCGATCGTTTCGTGGGTCGCCAAGCCCGAGGCGATGGATGGCGCTGCAGCTGCTCCCGCTCCTGCGGCGGCTCCTAAAGTTGCGCCCGCCCCGCAACCCGTTGCGTCAGACATCGACGAGTTCTAGCAAATAAAAAAGGGCAGGCTCACGGGTATGGCCTGCCCTTTAGTTGTCCGCACCAGGGGAGAAAGAGTAGCGCGGAATGTCCGAAGCAGTAACACAACAAGAACCGAAAGACATCAGCGAGCATTCGATGAAGCTCGCATTCGCTGTGGGCGGGCGCACCGACGTTGCCCTCACAGTGAAGGACTACACGTTCCAGCAGCTCGCCGCGCGCCTGCGCGCTCCACGTCAGGGCGCCAAGGACGGCAGCTACTACATCCGCGGCGGTGATCTCGTCGCGCCCAAGCGTGCGGATGAAAACCTCCGCAGCGCAGAACTTCTGATCCTGGACGGTGACAGTCGCATCGACCCCGAGACCGGCGAGATCCTGTCCGGCGCTCCGCCGATGCCGGAGGTATGTCTAGAGCTTCGCGCTATGGGCATCGCCTACATCGCCCACACGTCGCACAGCTACAAGCCGGTCAATGGCGGCGGTCAGCCTCATTGGAAGTACCGGATCGTTATCCCGGCGCGCCTGAAGTCACAGGCAGAGCTGCAGGCTTGCGTCCAGTGGATCCTCGCGCAGCTGCACAGCCGCGGCGTCTGGCTGGCCGATGTCACCGAGAACAGCAAGTGGTCGCAGCCGTGGTATCTGCCGCGCGTCGAGCAGCCTGACGCGTTCCTGTTCGACGTGAACGAGGGCGGTCATGCGTTCCCGGTC